AAACCTAGGCCAAGTACCAAGCACAGGGTCTGAGTATGGCAAAGAGTGTCGTGATTTGTTCACCGTCCCTGAGGGTTGGTGGTTATGCGGTAGTGACCTTTCAGGCATCGAAGTGCGCTGCTTGGCCTCTTACCTTCATCCTTATGATGGCGGTGAGTATGCACGGCAGATACTCGAAGGTGACATACACTCCTATAACCAACAGGCCGCAGGTCTGGAGACACGCTCCCAAGCGAAGACATGGCTTTACGCTACGCTCTACGGTGGGGGTGATGCGCTCATAGGTGCGATAGCGGGTGGTGGTGCGCAGAGGGGACGTGAACTTAAAGCGAACTACGACAAGGCAGTTCCAGCGTTTGCGACACTAAAGAAGAACCTCAAGACCGCTTACAAGCGTGGGTTCATCAAGGCGATAGACGGACGGAAACTAAAGATACGTTCCGAACACCGCTGTCTCTCTCAGTTGCTTCAGTCATGCGGCAGCATCGTGAGTAAGCAGTGGGTCATGATGACCTACGACGAAATCAAGAAACAACATGGCGACGATGCGTACATTGTGGGCTGGGTTCACGATGAAATCCAAGTCGCCTGTAGAACTAAGGAAGTTGCTGAACATGTCGGTAATATCTCTCGACGAATGGCGGAAGCGTCAGGCGTTGCTCTCGGAATTAAAATCCCCATCGCCGCAGAATATTCCGTGGGAAGAACTTGGGCTGACACGCACTGAGATTGACGAGTACATCGAAAATCTTGTGGCACTCTATGTGGTGCTAGACCGTGCGTGGCGGTCACCTTTCACAGTTAAGTCCGACTTTAGCCGCAAGGGCGCAATGCACGTAGCAATCGCTGCATCAGAGGGCTTCATCACAACCAAAGTAGACGTCGATTCATGGGGCAGCCGTTGGTGCATTACGGATGTCGGAATGGAGGTCAAAGGAGAAATAGATGACGTTCTTAAAGAACTGCTACCCCCGCACCACAATAGTCATTGATGGCGACTTGTACCTCTACCGATGTGCAGCCTCTTGTGAAGAGGAGACAGATTGGGGTGATGATGTGTGGTCACTCTCGACAGACCTAAAGCAAGCCAAGGTAGCATTTGCAGCCACGGTATCTGACTTCGCTAAAGACCTAGATGCCAAAAACATTGTGGTTACCCTTTCGGGACACAACAACTTCCGCAAGTCTGTGGAACCTTCGTACAAGGCAGCACGTAAGAAGACACGTAAGCCTGTCGGGTACAAAGCACTCACTGAGTGGGTCAAGGAAACCTACGAGACCATACAGGTTGACTGCCTAGAGGCAGATGACGTCATGGGTATCCTAGGGTCTGTACCGCAGACCAAAGCGATTGTTGTGTCGGATGATAAGGACATGAAGTCTGTTCCTTGTCGTCTCTACAGACCCGCAAGCGAAGAACGGCTGCACATTAGTGAGGCCGAGGCTGACAGGTACTTCTACACCCAAACCCTCACAGGTGACGTCACTGATGGTTACTCAGGGTGTCCTAAGATTGGACCTAAGACAGCCGAGAAAGTGTTGGGTAGCCACGCGACATGGAACGCTGTGGTCAATGCCTATCAAAAAGAAAATCTAACCGCAGACTACGCGCTGACCCAAGCGCGATTAGCAAGGATTCTCAGAGACCCAGATTGGGACGAAGAGAAACAAGCGGTCAAACTTTGGGAACCTACAAGATGACACCAGAACAGTACAAAAACGTAGTTAAGAGTGCCTTTAGATTACCGATGTACCCAGATGAAGTCCAAGACATCATTAGGTACGAAATGGAAGAACATGAGAAACTCATAGACCGCAACTATCTACATGGCGACAGACAGCCTCTGCGTCATCGGTCTACACCAGAGGTCTATGCGGGGACACAACAAAGCGGTAGCCGCCAAAAGATAAACCTGTGGCTTCTTCAGAACCCACCGCACAACGTGTTCTCAGGTCAGCCATTGATTGAACTAGGGGTTCCTAGGTCAACAATTCGTGACCACTTCCGAAAGTTAGAGGCTGCTGAGTTAATCACAGCACACTTCATGAAAGGGTACAATGGGTACAAGCAGTACACCATGAATCCACATCAACATAAGAAGTTGAAGGAGTGGTGTGGCCTTGACAACTAAAGACCTGATTGAACGCCCAGAGCATTACGCACAGTGGGCGATAGAACCAATCGTTTTCATCATGAGCAATAAGTTCGAGTTCTGGCGTGGCAACATAATAAAATACGCAAGCCGCGCAGGGTCCAAGGATTACCACGGACAATCACCCGAACAATCAGAAATCACCGATCTGCGAAAAGCAATTAGGTACTGCGAAATGCGGATCAATGAACTTGAGGGAAAGAAACCTAATGAATAACTATCTGCCAACAGACTATCAGGCGTTTATCCACACATCACGATACGCACGATGGATTGAAGAAGAAGGCCGCAGAGAAACGTGGTCCGAGACTGTGGGTCGCTATGTGAACAACGTAGTGGCACCTAAGGTCGATGCAGAAACAGCACAGGAGATTGAGGAAGCAATCCTCAGCCTCGAAGTCATGCCTTCCATGAGGGCAATGATGACTGCTGGTAAGGCATTGGAAAGAGACAATGTCGCAGGGTACAACTGTTCTTATACACCAATAGACCACAAGCGTTGCTTTGATGAAGTCCTCTACATCCTCCTTAACGGAACTGGTGTAGGGTACTCATGTGAACAAAAGTACGTGGACAGCCTACCTAAGGTGCCACGTATCATCAGCCACCGTGACGTGACTATTGTTGTAGAAGACAGCAAAGAAGGTTGGGCAGATGCCTACCGTCAGTTAATCGAAGAGTTATACGAAGGTACAATACCGAAGTGGGACGTTTCTAATGTGCGCCCTGCGGGTGCGAGACTGAAGACCTTTGGTGGTCGCGCGTCTGGACCAGAGCCACTTGTAGACTTGTTTAAGTTTACCATCGACAGTTTTGTAAAAGCACAAGGTCGCAAATTGCGACCAATCGAAGTCCACAGTATCATGTGCATGATTGGTAACATTGTTGTGGTAGGTGGTGTGCGCCGTAGTGCCATGATTAGCCTAAGTGACCTCACAGACGAAGAGATGCGTGACGCAAAGTCAGGTGAATGGTGGAAAGAGAATGACCACTTCAGATTAGCCAACAACTCCGTAGCCTACGATAGTAAACCAGATGCAGTCACATTCATGCGTGAGTGGACAGCATTGGCTGCGAGTGGCTCAGGTGAACGTGGTATCTTTAATCGCAAGGCAGCATCAGACAAAGCCATGCGCGAAGGTATACGTGACACCAACTACGAGTTCGGGACGAATCCATGTTCGGAAATAGTATTGCGCGGAAGCCGACTAGAGGTACAACAAGACCTTGAGACTGGTGAAGCCTTTTTGCAACCAGTAGTTGGCACAGGTGGTCAGTTCTGTAACCTTACAGAGGCCGTGATTAAGTCTACGGATACTATGGACGCAATATGTCGCAAAGTGCGACTCGCTGCCATCCTAGGCACCATTCAGGCGACTATGACCTACTTCCCCTACCTCCGCGATTGCTGGAAACACAATACGGACGAAGAGGCTCTACTTGGTGTGTCTATGACAGGCATCATGGATAACGCACTGACCAACGGTAAGAAGGAAGGTCTTGTGCCACGTCTACAGATGTTCCGTAGAATTGCTGTAGAGACTAACGAGAATTGGGCTAAGAAGTTAGGTATCAACAAGGCGGCTGCTGTCACGGCGGTCAAGCCATCAGGCACGGTAAGTCAACTTGTAGACTCTGCAAGTGGCATCCATGCGCGTCACAACGACTACTACATCCGTACAGTCCGTGGTGACAACAAAGACCCACTAACGCAGTTCATGACGGACCAAGGTATTCCATCAGAGCCTTGTGTGATGAATCCTGAGACCACTACAGTCTTTAGTTTCCCTATGTCCGCTGTCGGCTCTATCACTAGAAACGATATGGGGGCCATAGAACAATTAGAGATGTGGCTGATGTACCAACGCTTCTACACGTGCCACAAGCCCTCTGTGACGGTATCTGTGGGCGAGGACGAATGGCCTGAGGTAGGTGCTTTTGTCTACAAGCACTTTGACGAGATGTCTGGAGTGTCCTTCCTACCAAGGTTTGAACACACGTATGCCCAAGCACCTTATCAAGACTGCACGATGGAAGAGTATCTAGCGGCACTCAAAGAGATGCCTAAGCGTATCGACTGGTCCAAACTATCGGACTACGAGAAAGAGGATGGGACTAAGGCGTCTCAGACTCTCGCGTGTACTGGCGGTACTTGTGAACTTGTAGACCTTACAGCCTAAGAGTTGGCCCTTCGGGGCCACCTCCACCCCTACTACCAATGCTAAGAGGAAGACCAATGTTCACAGTAGAACATGAGGACAACTACACCAAGATTGTTGTGGTTGATGACCACGCGCGACATGAAGACATCGACATGTTCCTAGAGAACGATGGTCGTGTGTATATACGGCAGTTTGACGAAAAGAATAATGCGCATGAGATACTGATAGTTTCCTATCACCAACTCCTTGATCTAATAGCCGCTCTGGATTCACCTGAGGGTATGTTTGAGACCGAGTTACGGAAAGAGTTACCCTAGGTAAACTTGCAAGGGTATCATTTTGGTACTACTTAACTCTGTAACTATAGGAGAGTTATTTGGAAACAGCGGTAAAATTATTACTTAACGACTACGCAACTAAACTAAGCGACTTTGAACTAGAAACGTCACAACAGGTTCTTGATGACGTCAGTGTTCAAGAGCAAAAACTTATAGATTGGTCTCTGAGTACCTATACCCGCCGAAACTTCATAGCTATCGTGGTCAACCGTACTATGAAGAGTGAACTCATATTACTTTCAGAATGTACTAAGTTACTTGGTATATCAAGGAATGCAGCGGACTTACTCTTCAACGATACTGTCCCACAGGGCTGGATTCTATGTGAACGTAATGATCGTGGATGGAGACAAGTAATGGCGTCTGATATGCTGATCAATCTGTACCTAAGATACGCCGATAGTATGCATGACAAGGCTGTGGAGTTGGAATTGTGCCGGTCATCCATAGCACTCTTGCAGTTAAAGCAACTGCTAAACTAATTGGTATATGAAAAGTTACTTCCACCCTTTAGTCTGATTCAACCTAAATGATGGGGGTGGTGGCGACTGGTAGTCCTGCGGTTGCTAGACTTGCTCAGTCGCCGCCTGTGTAACTCAAGTGTCTTGAGTGACGCTAATGTAATTCTTTGTGGACATATAATCAAGACATTTAGAAAAAACACTGATCAGGGACGCTATGTAGTCTCTAACCAGTGTATACAGTAGGTCGCCTTCTTCACTTGTTTTGGCGAAGCATTATGGCGACCAGTAATCCAACTATTATAAGTTCGCTTATGGGGAAACCGATTCCAGTAATCATGGGACCAACCTCCTTTCGGTAGGCCGTAGGAACCCTATGCCGCCCTACGACTGCGCGGCTGCTGTCAGTTGGGACAACAGGGTAAAGGTGCGATCTGTGTTTTTTGTGTTTACTCAGACCACCAATTCAAAATGTGGCATGTCGTTAAATCCAATGCGCCCCTGATCTTTTCTCAGGGTGTGGTAGGCTGTCCAACATGACTTCATGTCACCATCCCACTTACGGCAATCAAATGGATACTTGTGTTCAGGCACAGCCCATGCAGCACCCCAGCACAAAGCAACACCACATTCCTGTGCAGCCTTCTGCATTGCATCTGCAATCGGAAAGTATGCAGCCTCTTCCCAACGAATACCTGTGACGCTGTCATAGGCACCTAAGTCAACTGCTAGACCGTCCAAGTGCTTAGACTTCATAGTCTGACTACTGCCCTTCTCCACCAACTCACGCTGACGTTCTATGGACCTTAGTCCCTCCAGTACAGTGAAGTCGGCCTTGCTGATGCTGATAGCCTTCTTGACTACAGCGACAAGTCTTTCATCCACACCCTCTAACCTTGAGAGGCTTTTCTTACCTAATCTAAATGCCATTAGTCTGCTGCCTTCCTTTTCAAACCTGTGACCATAGACATCAGTCCCCTGCCCATCTCGCTTGGTGAAGGCAGTAGCCAACCGAGGATAAGCGCAATGATTACCCAAGGCGGTATGTCTTGGTTCTTGATGTTAATTCTTTCGACATCTCTGGTCTGGACGGTCTCTTTGAGTTCCGTGACCTGTATGTCTCCGTCTTCAGTCCTGATGTTAGACTGGTCGTTTACGACTTGCTGGTTCGCTTCTTTGGCTAACTGTGTGCCGACAGCGGTCACTGATGGACCGCCGCCGCCTAGTAGAGAAGGAAGTGAACTACAGGATGCTAGTGTAATACTCATGACGACCAGAGCGGCTGCCCTAGTAATCATCCTTCTTGTAGGTTTCTGTGGATGTAGACTTAGTCGTCTGGGCTGTAGAGAAACCAAAGTAAGCACCAACCAGTGCCGATAGTGAGCCGTACATCATCATGAGTACAGCATCAGCCTCAGCCATTCTTGCAGGGTCTAAAAGTACAGCGACTGTGGACACAATCATCATCCCCAGCGCAGTCCATGCCATGCGTCTCTTGTTGGTCTGGTAGACTTTCTTGTCGGGTATCATTTCGTTCATAGGTCAATGTAACCTTTCATTTGCAACCAGAAACCAAAGCCACCCACCACTGCAATAACGAGGAGGAGGATGACTGATATAGACATGATGAGTTCTTGCCGTTCTTCAGCCTCTAAGGCCGCCAGTTTCTCAGCTTCCTTGCGCTGGGCAATGACCTCACGTCTGACCTTCAGTAGGTCTTGGTAGGCACTAAAGCCCTTGGTGTTCACAATGAACTCTCGTAGTTCAGCCTCCGCTGTCTTAGCGTTCTGAGCCTGAGTCCAAGTTGCCATTGCTTCCTCGTTAGCCGAGGCGAACACACTGTTCTTCTTTTTAGCGTGGGCTTTCTTTGCACCGTCGGTGGCATCAAAAAACCCAGCGATTTCCTTGGACAGGTTGTGCAACTGCTTACCCGCAGCCACACCTGTCTTTATCGCCGCTAATGCTGTCAGCGGGTCCATAGTAACTCCTAAGGTCTGCTCTCCTTAGGGTTCCTGTCGTTCAGCCATCTTTTCGACTGCACTTCTGATTGCTTTGATGTTCTCGTCGATGCGCGCGAGTGAGACTTGCTGTGTCTGTACAACGTCTTCAAGTTCACTGACGGTTATCTCTAGGACCATGATGTCTCGCATGTTTGACTCAATGTCTGCCATCATCATACTGACGGTCCATACTATGGCCCCCGCTTGAACTAGGAGGCCAAAGATTAGGGTGATAGGCACAGATTTGGACAGGTGCCAACTGTCGTGCTTTTGGTCTGACATGTGCTACCTCTTACGGTGCTACAGGCCAATCGGCGTCTTCTAGGGAAGGCCATGCGTCCAGATCGGTGACATCACGCAACTCTTGACGGTAGGTTGCCCAAGCCGTCTTGAGTTCATTCGTGAGTGGACTGTCGTTCATCTGGGTCCAGTCAGTAGATGACAACAGGTCGTCACGCTTCTTGCGGTTGGCTTCAGCGACTTTGGCGTCTAGGGAAGCCTGATAAGCCGCCTCATGCTCTGCCTTGGTTGTCGTAACGCCATCCTCTGTGGTGTCTGCAAACATGTCACGGGCAACGTAGTTCTCCACCCAGTTGCCGTTAGCATCTTGGACAACACCATCACGCACAGACGTTTGGTATGCTGTGGTGGTAGCCGCTGGTGACTTGAGCACAGGGTCTAGGTCTAGTGCGTCTAGGGTTGCTGCTTTCCAGACCCGTGGCAGGGACATGTTGGCGAACTCATTGCGCCACTGCCCTTGGGTCTTTACGACACCTGTTGTTCTGTTTCTGTATTCACTCATTTGATTGATCCTTTCATATGAGTTTGATTATGCGATTGCGTAAAAGATGTAATCACCACTTGAAATGACCTGCGCCACAGTAAAACCTGATGAAAGCGGGTCAACAATGTCATATGCAGAACTTTCAGCATTAGTGCTGTTTAATTCAAGATATGGGTCATTACCTGCAACAATTCCACGCTCAATGTCCACTACTACCCATTGACCAACACCACTTGCTTTCTTCCAAATAACAAATCTAGCGCCTGACGAAAAGCCGCAATCTACATCTGTGGGCGTACCATCTGTATGAGTAAAACTCCCCACCTTAGACACACCATCTAGGCTTGCGAATAGGTAGGCTATGTAGTCGTGGCCTGATGCGTTTACCCAACCAATAGTGCCAAGTGAAAACACATCTGAGGTAGGGGCAGTATCGTTCCA